CATGACATCGAAAATTGACCTCCTACTGCTTGGCAAATCCATTGCGCCTGATTTCCAAGCAAAGAAGGAGACACATTTTGAGAAGATTGCGAACTCGTTCCTCAATAGCTGGCTTTTCCGCCGGCTTATTTGTATGGACGAAAGCGTGTACGAGGATCTCGTATACGATGCCGTCATTCGTGACGAGGTGGACGATCAAATGGAGATCGTGACCACCAGTGTGGAGAGCGATGCGTTATCTGTAGCAGCAATCGCGCAACAGCTTGAAACCGGAGAGAAACTCCTGGGTCTGACGGAAGTAGACCAGGACTTCTACAAACCACTCCGGAACGTGGCAAAGAGACTGTCTGAGACGGACGGTGATTTGTTTCATGAGATCAAGGCTGAATGCGGATTGACCGACGATGAAGTTCTCCACCTCCTCCGCATCCACCGGTATTACCACCCAACCGCGGCCAGCCAGGCTGTAACGATTTCTCCTAAATTTATCGCGACAGCTGTGCAAGTGCTTCGCGGAAAGTTAGGGCGATTGCCGGTAACTGATGCCAACCGCATAGTAGTCGACACCGAATACAACCGCGTCTGCCGTAATGGTTCAGTGCGATTGTGGGTGCAGGACCACCATAGACAGTATGTTATGAATGCGTTCTTTGGCAAGATCAGGTCTGAACGCGTCGCGCTTTCACGCAGCCGTGCACCCGCATGGGTTCGTCGTACATTAGGTTACGAGAATCCACGCGTAAATGCACTGGTTTGTTGAGGGCGCCCGCGTAGGTTTCATGGAATCCAGACCCGCGTCGACCCTGCACTGCGCTTACAGGCGCGTGAGCAGGTGTTCAACGTTGGTGGCGGTTCGCTGTGTGTGAAACTGAACGGGTGCAAGGAGAAAAGCCGTAGGTATGTTGTTGCCGAAGGTTTTGGCCCAGATCACAGACTGGGTGTTTATAATAACAACACTGCTACAATTGAACGAGCCTTTGTGGAGAGATATTTCCTCTGCAAAGAAGATACTGGCTTTAGGCCGGCGCTCGTACCAGAACGAGACATTTGGAAGTCGAGAGAGTTGAAACTATTCCGAGAGCGAGTGATGCTGCGTATGCCGCGTCTGCCCGTGATGACCGAAGTGCAGGTGGTTTCCTGCTATACGGGTGCGAAGAAACGTACCTATGAAGACGCGCGTGTGTCGCTTTTGCGGCGCAGTCTGTGCGCTAGAGATGCTCAACTCACCTCATTTGTCAAGTTCGAGAAACAGGACATTACCAAAGCACCGCGCGTGATTAATCCGCGCTCTGCACGCTATAATCTGGCACTGGGTAAATATCTAAAACACGCCGAAAAACACTTCTTTCGTGCTATCAATGACGCCTTCGGCGCTGCGACACCATCTACAGTCATCAAAGGCTACAATGCTGCCGACTCAGCCGCCATCCTTCGTGCGAAGTGGGACCAGTTTGGGACCACTGTCGCTATCGGATTGGATGCGTCCAAATTTGATATGCATGTTAGCATTCCTGCCCTGCGTTACGAACACTCGTTCTATCGCGCTTTGTTTCCGGATTCCAAAGAGCTTCGCTCCCTACTCGCTTCCCAAGAGCGAAATAAAGGAGTTGCACATGCTATGGACGGGAAGGTTAAGTTTAGTGTCAACGGTACAAGATCAAGTGGAGATCTCAATACGTCACTTGGCAACTGCATCATCATGTGTGCGCTTGTGCACGCTTACGCCGCCGAACGCGGGGTTCGCGTGGAGCTTGCAAACAATGGTGATGATTGTGTTGTCTTTCTGGAGGCGGAACAGCTGGTTAAGTTCAGCGCAGGCTTGGATGCCTGGTTCCGTAGCCGTGGTTTTGCAATGACCATGGAAAAACCAGTACGTACTTTTGAGCATCTCGAGTTCTGCCAAACCCACCCCGTTCTCACCGGTGGTGGTTGGCTGATGGTGCGCAACCATCTCGCAGTTCTCACCAAAGATCCAATGTGTTTAGTACCAGTGCAAACCAACCAAGTGTTTAAGAAATGGTTGTACGCCGTGGGCGAGTGTGGCTCCGCCGCAACCCCCGGTGTGCCCGTACAGTCAGCTTTTTATGCGAACTTTATGGCCAAAGGGGTTAAGCCAAGTGCTGCGTTCCGAGATACCATCTTCAAAAACACCTCATGGAATCAGAAAATTGCCCAAATCGGGGAGCGTGACAAAACGATCACCCCCGAGGCACGTGCTTCATATTTTCAAGCATTCGGCGTTTTGCCCGATGCGCAAGTTGCTTTGGAAGCTTTATTCATGAAATCAACACTAGATGAGCTGGACTTGCACACGTATGCTCGGCCAGACCATCTCGAATCCGGGTTAAGTTTATTACAACACTCATCCATCTATGAATAAACGATCTAACAAAATGTCCCAGAGTATTGCTAGTGGTAGCAATCAAACCAAGAGCCGCAGAAGCGGTAAACTACGCAAGCCGCTGAAGGGCGGTTTTGCCCACTATGATAGTGGAACCAACAACGCCATGACCCGATTCACTTCTCGCATTATGAAGGTGAATTCGCGTTTCTCATGGCCTGCAGAAGATTATACATGCATTCACGTTCGTAGCACAAGGTCGCATGCCTCGACAACGTCGTCGACAACCGGCACGTGCTTCATTCTCGACCCCACCCTCATTTCGGCGGGTGGATACGTTAGCTTAGGAGCTTATTCCCCACTTGTTGTGGCAATGAGCACTTCCTACTCTCGTTACATGGTCACCGACGTGACATTTAAAGTCACACTCACTACCCCGATTACCAACGGTGGTTTCTTAGCAGTCGGCTTCGAGCCTGACAATTCCAATGTGAGTAGCCCACCTGCGTCCGTTGCGGATGCCACGACCAGTGTGCATTCGGATATGGCGCAGGTTGGTGCATCTGCGGTAGTTCATTTGGATCCCTCCCAGTATTTCATCGATTGGCGCCCTACCTTAAACAGTGGGGGCACGGTACCTGACAACCAATGTGGTGTGTTTCAGGTGTATGCCGATTCCGGTTCGACCGGTTCTGTGACTTACTTGCTTGAGGTTGATGCCAAAGTGCATTTTGTTGGTTTCCGCCGACTAGGTGCGTAGTTTATTGGTTTGCGCACCACGCGCAACCTGTGTGGAACAGGGGGAAATGGTCCCTATTAAACAAAACAGCGGCCAGTGTGGCCATGGAGCGAACAGTCCAGCGGACTTAGTAGATAAAACCAGTCAGAACCGGGGACGGATAGCTGATGGAACTCAAGACACACTTGCATGTTGCCGATACCGCCGGCACCGACCATCTAACTCACCACTTGCTTTCTTTACATTGTGCGAATGTTTTCTGCCTTGAAGTGGGCACGCACGACTCCAGGATAATGCCGAAAGGCTGGGCCCGATAATGGAGACACTTCACGTTAAT